CTGCTAATGTATTTACTGAGCAATCAGCTAAAGGTACATTTATTAGAAAAAACCCTACGCTAGTTAAATTATTAAGAAAACATAAACTAAACAATGAAGAGATTTGGAATAAGATCTTGGCTGACGGCGGTTCGGTTCAGGATATTAACGAGCTTAGTAATATTACTATGGGGCATGATATACCAGCTAAAGAAGTTTTTAAAACTTTTAAAGAAATAAATCAACTAGAGTTGGTTAATCAAGCTGGACTGAGACAGCAATATGTAGATCAGTCAGTTAGTTTAAATTTAGCTTTTCCTAGTGAAGCAACACCTAAGTGGCTTAATAAAGTTCACTTTGAAGCTTGGAAGAAAGGTGTTAAAACCTTGTACTACACTCGAACAGAGAGTGTTCTGCGAGGTGATATTGCAGCCACAGCAATGAATGAAGATTGTTTGGCTTGTGATGGGTAAAATCAAAAAAGGGCTCTCGTTATGAGGGCCCTTTCTGGTTACAGGAACTATTAGGTATGGTACGCCTATTTATCTTGTTCCTTTTTTTTTAATTTTAAATTTAATAATATGGATTATAATAACTTATTTAATGATTGCGTAGAGCTATTAGTGTGGCTAGCTACTAAATTCAACTTAACATATAAAGAAATAAATGTTTGGATATTTATAATTATAGAGCCAATTGTGTTCTTTGCAATGCTATTTTATATTTTATATCTTAATAGTAAACTCTACCGTAAAGCTCAGTAGGAGTTATTCCAGCTAGTTCTTGAGCCTTGTTAGAAATATTATTAAGAGTTTTATTGCTGCCCTTATAAGGCTCTAAATCCCACTTATCATAATAAGATACATATTTACCTTTATCATCTTCGCCTTGATTTAAAGTGTACTTGCCAAGCACGTTATCTCCTGATCCTCTTTGAACATCACTAAAATAATCCTGTAAACTCATTATTCCTTTGCTATTTGGCTTAAAGGATTTTAAAAACTCAGGGTCTTTAAGCTTTTCTTTAATTGTTTCTTCAGAAGTTGGCGAGCTGTAATAAACAGCTTCTTGATCTTTACTGCTACTAGGTCTATATTCTGATACAGGAATACTATTATATTCTGGTTTTTGACCTAACATCATGCTTAAAAGATCTTTTCTTTCTCTAGTCGCTTGTCCTTTCCAAGATCCCATTTGGTCTTCTTTACTAACTAAAGCCCTTAAGACCCTCTCTCCTGGGCCTTGTTCTCTAGATTCGCGGCCGCCATCGCTGTACACTGTATTTTCGTATTCGTAAGGATTTAAGTTTTTAGCCAACTGACTTTTTACTAAATTTAAACCTGCTTTTCCTACTGTAGAAGCTATAGTATACCCAGGTATAAGATTTTTTGCACTTTCAGTAGCTATGTTTCTTATTTTATCAAGAATCCCTGGCTTTTCTTCGCTTCCAGGTGGATCTGTCTTTCTAAATGGTGAATTTGATTTCATGTTTCTTATTTTTTTTCACAATCGTTTACTGTCTCTCCTGTACCACTAGGTGAAGGCTTGGTACCTACTTTTTTATATCCTTTCCAGCACTTAGAGTTTGAAGAGTTAGCACCTTTAAAGTCTAAAGGCGATTCCATATCATCAATATGACTGTCAATTTCTTTTGATTGCTTTAAATGCATTTTAGAAGCGCCTTGCAGTTCTTTAACTATCTCAGCTAATCTTCCTTTTTTTAATTTTGCCATTATTTCCACATGTTAGTTATGTTATCGTATTCTTTTTTAGCGTCAAAACTAGGACACGCTTTACTAGCGAAGTCTCTATGACCGTATATCACAGCTTCTGGATGCGCTATTTTAAAAAACTCTAGCATATCTACCAAAGCTTCTTTTTGCTCTTCGGTTCTTGTGTCTTTAGGTTTAAAATTAACCTTATCGATACCGCCTACATAAGCAATACCGATAGAGTTTTTATTTTGACCTCTACAATGAGCGCCTTGCACGTCTAAAGATCTTCCCTCATGCACTGTACCATCTAAATAAACTAGGTAGTGATATCCAATATCAGACCAACCTCTATCTAAATGCCATCTTCTTACATCTTCTACGGTGGTATGTCTACCTTCAGGAGTTGCTGTACAATGCACTATGATCTTGTCAATTTCTCTCAACTTTTATTTTTTTGACTTATACTTAGGAACCCTTTGTTTATCTCCCTCTATAACTACAGTTTCAAACTCCCAATCTCTCCCCCCAAACTTTTGAGGTTCTGGTTTATGTCCTAAAATTTTCTTAGAACTTTCTCCTCTATAAAGTTTTTCCTTAGTTGTTCCATAGTTTTCTTGATCAATTTGCATTTGTCTTTCACCGCTAATACCTCTTTTTTTAGCTCTCATTGCTAAGCTAGCAGCGTCAGCCATCATATTAGCTGTTTTTGGATCAATTTCTTGCTTGCAAGGAGATCCTATGTATTTTTTGTAAAGTCCTGATTCCATATTTTTATTTTTTAGATTTATTTTTACTACAAAAGCTTTTAGCAGCTGCAACGCTACCAAAACCCCATTTTTTTAAAGCCATAGCTTTCTTTGTTGGTTCTCCTTTAGCATCTTTCATAGCGCCTGCCATACCGGCAAATCTACATGCAAATGAAACTCTACGTTTTCCTGTGCCTGAGGTTTGTCTTGATCCTAATGTTTTACCTGTTTCAGATGTATAATCTTTACGCATCTTTCTGTTTTGCTTTTCGTAAGCTGCTTCTTTGATTTGAAACGGTGATTGTCTATTCATCTTTTTCTTTTTTAAGATTTATCCACTTGTGAAGCGTGTATCCAATGGTTACAAAAAGCAAGGTAATTTTTAACCAAGTTTCTATATGTGCGAATGTTGTAAACCCGACAACCCCAAAGCTCATTGCGTACATTTTAATATCTGATATACTCATTATTTATTTTTTGGCATTAGTTCTAATATTTTTTCAACTCTGTTTTTTTCGTATTTTAAAGCTCGTATTTCTTTTTTAGATAGTCCAAACTTAAGTAATGTTTTTACTTGATCAGGTTTGTTTTCATCTTTAATAGAATCAAACTGTCTTCTAAGTCTAGCTTCTGCACTTACGGTTTTTACTTTAGGCTTTGGAGTTGGTTTAGGTTTTGCAACTGGTGTGGGTTTAGTTTCTTCTTTTATCTCTTCTTTAACTTCAGCTTCTTTTTTAGGTTCTGCTTCTGCGTTTTGTAATTCTATTATCTTTTCAACTCTAGCTTGTTCTTTGCCTAAAGCTTTTATTTCTTTTTTGGACAAACCTAAATCTAATAGCATATCAACTTGCTCTTTAGTTTTAGTTAATTTTTTCATGTCATCAATTTCTTTGACTTTCTCTTCTTCAGCAGTTAAAACTTTAGCTGCATCAAAACCTCCGTAATAACCAAGACCTAGATCCCAAGTAGACCAACCAAGACCTAAAGCAACTTTCTGCCAAAGTGCAGACTGCTCGTTGACCATGCCTCTTACGTTGTTTATTTTCTTTGCTACTCTATCAAGAGGTACATTAGTAAGACCAGTTGTTATCTGAGCACCTGCTAAATAAGCTGGGTTGTCTAAGCTAAAACCTTTCTCTTTCATATCTTCCATATTCCAGCTAAAGCTTCTAAGACCACCTCTTATTTTGTTAATCTTAGATCCAAGCGGTGGAGAGAAGTTTAATAAGTCAAACACAGCTTCTTCATATTCAGGGCCTTTCTTAGCGTATTGCTCGCCTAACTCCATTAAAGCACTTTTAAGTGCTAAAACAGCTGCGCCGCCAATACCTAATCCTTTAAGCTGCGAATCAATCATACCGTTTGCTACTCTAGAGATCTTTTCATTTTTCTTATCATCTTTCTCTTCGTCGTCTTCACCAAACCCTAAAGCAAACACTGCTTGCTGCAAAGAGTTAAATATTAAATTCTGAATAGCACCGTAGTAAACTATCTTAGATACGTTTGTTCTCCAGTCTCCACGACCATTTATAAGATCTTGAGCAGCTCTTTTTTGTATACGAGCATATTGCATCGGCGTATTTGCCCAAGCTAATATAACACGACCAGCAGCTGACGCTTGCTGCATGCTAATTCTATTTGGATTACTAGATTGTTGACTTTCTTCTGCTATCTGTCTAAAATCTTCAAAAGCTTGTGCTTCTGCCGCTTTTTGATCCATGCCTTTAGCTACTAAAGATTTTACTCTGTTTCTATAAAAAGTAGAACCACCAGCGGCAATAGCAAAGCTATCCGCAAATCTAGTCATTACAAAACCTTTACTAAGTAAAAACGCTATAGCTGCTTTTACCTTATTACCTGAATCTCTTACGGCATCTGCAATTTCAGATTCACTTACGTTAATCTTAAGACCGTTTCTACGTTCAACTAAGTAGTCGGAATTCATAAGGGTCATAAAGTCAGACCAGAATTGTTTTTGATTTGCAAAAGCTGCACCTGCTTTCGCTATATTATTATCACCCCAGTTTATGAAGTTTACCATAGAGAGAGTCTGTAATAACGCAGAACGTGTATTAAGGAACATTACAGCACCAACAGAGTTGTTTAACCAATCTAGTATGCCGTCTGTGGCTCTATTACCTCCTGGTGGTCTGTTACTACCTGACTTCATTCTACGAAGAGAATCTTCCATAGCTTCACGCCATCTAGTTCCGTACGCAGCCTCCATTTTGTTCATGTTGTCTTCAGAGAATATAATGTCTACATTCTCTCTCCACTCTTGCTGGTATTCAGCTCGGTTAACTTTATTAATATCATTTATGATATCACTAGTGATATTACCACCTAGCCAGTCTTTACCTGGTTTTGGATAAGGTTTACCTTTTTGTATTTTAATCAACTCATTAGCGAACACTCTAAGCTCAGGATCGTTCTGTACAAAGTCATTTAACTCTTTAATATCTTTCTTAGAAAGTCCTGGAATTTCCATGCCTTGAGCTGTCCATATAGCTGTTCGTACAGCGTGAGAATATGTAAATCCTCCGATACCTGTTGGTACGCTTAAGCTCGTAGGTAGAGTTTTTAATTCCGTCTTTAAAGCTTTAAAATCATTAGCTGCAGATATCTTAGCTTGTGTTACAGCTGACTCAGCTCTGTCATAAGGATCTAGCAAGTTAGCTTTTAGAAATGCCATTTGAGCATCACCTTTCTTACCTTTACCTAGCATCTTATATAGTAGACCTGTAAAATCTTCAGCAGAAGGTGGAATAAAGAAATTAAACCTACCTTTATTAGCACCAACTGTTTTAGCTCTAGCCGCAGAATATTGTTTATAAGTTTCAATACCAGACGAATCTTCAATCATATCATTCACGACAGTATCAAAAGTTGTTCTCTTACTAGCTTTTGCTAATTGAACTTTAGACTTAACATCGATTTGACTAAGCACGTCTTTAACTGCTTTAACGTTACCTGTGTGATCGTCGGCAAAATAAAAGTCATTATAACCTTCAGCTGCTTTACCCATAATCCACCCAGCTTTAGCCTGTGGAGTACCATCGCCTAATCCAGTAATATTAGCGAGTGGAATATCAAGTCCCATGCTAGCTAAAAATTCTTTAATTGGTCCAGCTGCGTTAGCGGGTCTTGCCGTTAAAACAAATACGTCTTTAGTTCCACGTTTATCCGCTATGATTTTAGCTACATCTAACAGTGGTCCTTTACTTCCTTGCATTACTTTACTAAACTCAGAGAAATCCCATTGAGCTCCTTCAGCCTCCATGTTACCTGCTTCTTTAGCAAATGTAGCAGCATCGATAGCTCCAGTAGTTCCATCAGGCATTGTGTATAACACATTACTTTTAGTTCTAGCCAATGTGTCATCAAAATCAAACACTCTAATCTTCTTGACAGGTTGATCTAGTTTTCTACCATTTGCTAAAGCTTTGTCAGTTTTTTCTAAAGCGTTTATAGCTTTTTGCACAGTTATAGGCTCGCTATACTCTATAGCATCAGGAATTAAATCGCTGTCACGTTTTGAAGCCATTGACTTTCCTGGTACCAAAGGTAGAGATGCTTTTATTTCACTCGCAACATCTAAGTCTGGATTTTTTAAACCCTCTAATATAGCCTCGTTTTGAATACTAGAAGCTTGTACCTTTTCATTAACATTATACTTATTGTATACTTTTAGATCAATACCAAATCCGCTTTCTTCAGCTATAGTTTTACCTGTTAAGGGGTTTACTAAGGTTTGTAGATCTATCCCAGCCGCAGCTAGTCTAGATATTGGATTGTCAAAAACACTTTGACCTTCAACTAATGTTGAATCTAACTTAGCCATGTCTAACTGATCGTCATTCTTTTTAGACAACTGCGTTTGATAATAGTTTTCTTTTATAGCGCTCATCACAGTGGAAGCAGCGTTATTTTTAATAGCTAACATTATACTAGCGCCTACTACAGAAGCTGGAGGATTGTGCTCTTCTCTATATTTATTACCTTCTTTTTGGGTTTTCTTTGCTCCTTCTCTTGTAGCGTATTCCATCAACGTAGACTTATACTTAAAAGGTGCTGCTATTTTTATTAGTCCTTCGGTGGCTTGGTAGCTTTGTATTATTATAGCACCTGCTATGTCTAAAGACATACCTCTTGCAACAGCGTCTGTTAGGTTTTTTACAACATGATCAAGTACTTCCATGTTTATTTTAGACTGAGCAATCCCTTCTGCTGTAAAACCTTTTTTAACAGTGTTTCTTTTAGCAGGTTTTCCTTCATATTTAGAAGCAGATTCTATTAGCGTTACATAAGCGGGATCTGTTTTTCCATAATATAACCTAGAAGGTTTAGCAACCCAGTTTTTTATTTTACCGCCAAGCTTGCCTTGATCACTTTTTGTTTCGTAAAACTTACCATCAGTGGTTTTAACGAATTGAATTGGATTTTTTAATCCAGCTCTTTTAGAGTCAGCAACAGTGTTATACATTTTTCCATTAGCTGAGTTGCTGTAGAAGGTTTGTCTACCTCCACTACCCATCATACCAGCTTCTATAGAAGCAGTATCTAGACCGAATTCCGTAACAGCTTTTTGCATGTCGTCTTGCAACGATTTTCTAGTTTTTTCATTTATAGGTGGAGAAGAAAAACCTAGCTCTCTAGCTAATTGAGTCTTACTTCTTAAACTAGCGACTTCTTTAAATGCGTTTTTAAGCTTAGAAGACATTTCAGCTTCCGTAGTTATACGTTTGCTAGCCATAGATTTATTCTTGCCGGCCGCAACATCTTGCTTTACTTCTAAACTTAGATCAGTATCAGATCTTACAATTTCATTTGTAACTAATTTACCGTACAAGCTAGCAATACCTTTTAAAGCCTGAGCTTGTGGTGATCTAGCGTCAAATCCTTCAGCTTTTTTGCCTTCAACAATACCAAACGCTTCTAAGAAATCAGCTTTACTAATTCCCTTGTTTAATTTAAACGGAGCAAGTCCAGCGCCTTTGCCTAATCTAGCTTGTTTAGTATAAAAAGCATTAAGTAGTCCTTTTGGAACTCCAGTAGATGTACCTAAGAGCTTCTCTGTCGCAGCTTCTACTACTGCCCCTTCTGGTAATATCTTTAATAATTTATCTGCGTTCTTGTTGACAAACTGCTGAATAGCAGTTGCGTCACCTTTTGATAGGTTAGCTGTAGCTACTGTAAGTTTTTTAACTGGTATACCAATTTCAGCTGCAATAATTTCAGGAGCTAAGTCGCCAAGTTTTTTAAATGTTAGATTTTTAGGATCGATGCCTTCAATCTTAGCTTGTACTTGTTCTTTGATTTTACCTACAGCGTCGTTGGATATTAGTGAGCTAGGCTTTATTTTTCTAGTAGTAGGTTTTGCAGCAACTTCAGTTTCAACCTCCTCAGCCATTACACCTGTAGCTTCTGTAACGTCTACAGTAAACTCTTCACCTAAAATTCTTTGAGAAGCTTCAATAGCTCTAGCTGGTAAAAACTTGTTTATATAAGCAGCTAGTGGCACGCCTGATTCTGGCTTGTATTCTTTTATTAAATCAAATATACCACGTTTACCTGTTTCAATTTCGTCTGTTAAAAGTTGACGATCAAAGTTAGGTGCTTCACTTCTTTTTTCTACTATTCTACTTACTATAGGCTTAAATTGTTCTATAATGTCAAAAGCACCATCCACACCTTGAGCTTCGAATATTTCTTGAACTTTGGTAGAAGCTTCAGCGCCTGTATCTCTCTTGCTAGCTTTAGCTGAGCCATCTGAGTCTTTATTTTCAGTTTGTTTGTTTAACTCTAAGTCTATATTACTAACAAGATTTTTTTCTGCTGAAATAATCAATTCAGTTCCCGCCTCTAGGTCTTGACCTCCTGTCTTGTTTAACTGCTTAAGCTGCTTTAGCGTTATGTCTGGGAATTTTTCAGCTACATCTTCTATAGTTTCTCCCTCTTGAACTACGTAGGTGTTATTGACTTCTAAATCATCATCAACAAGCGCTCCCTTAGCTCCTTCTAATCTTACCTTGTTTTCAGCTGCTGACCAGCCTTTACCAGCGTCAGTAGACTTATTGTAAGCTACTATAAAATCAAAAACATCTTTTCCAGTGTCAAATCTTAAATTTAAAGGTTGTTTGTTTGTTGGGTTTTTTAAGAAGTTCGATATTTTTTTACCTATGTTTTTATACCAAGCCTCTTGCTTTGGGTTGTATTGAATATCGCCGCTAGAAAGGTATTCACTCATTAAAGGTATAACTTCAGACCAAGTGTCTTCTGCTGAATACTTTGAGTCATTAACGTATGACTGAAATTTGCTTAAAAACTTAGCTCCTCCGCTTATTTCTTTGTTGTTAAGAAACTCTAGCATTAAAGATTTACCAAACTTAATAGCAAGTTCTGGATTTCCTTTAAGAGCTTGCTCCCAAAAAGGATGCAATGTTTCATGTTTACCAGTCGTATAAACGTTGTCTTCTGCAGACACTTGATCGTTTATCAATATAACTTTCTTTGTCACGCCATCTTCTTCAAATTCTAAAGATTGACCATAACCTACGTCTTCAATAACTTTTCCTCCTTTAGCTATAATTTCTGCTTTTTTAGCGTCTATTTCTTCTTGACTACCAAAAGGAAGGAACTCAACGTCCATATCGGCAGCTTTAGCTTTTGATCCTTTTCTGGAAATAGATTTTTCAAGTTCTGGTTTTACTATTTCAGCCAGAGCCTCTCTTTTGTTTTCTATTTTTATATCAATATTTTCATGGAAAGCTTCATCTATAGTTTTTTTCCTGTTTTGAAGATCTGCAATTTCTTGAAGTATTATAGCTGATTCAAGTTGAGTTTCTGAACTAACGCTTGAAGGTATGCCGGACATTTGATTGTTTACAGCTTTAATTTGAAACATAACATCTGAAACCTGCTCAGTGGTAGCCTCTCCATCTATAACCATCTTGTTTAATAAGTCTTTTGTTCCAGCTACATCTTTACTTAGTATGTATAAGTTTTGTAATTGCTGCTGTGCATTAGGTTTAAAACCTGGTAAGTTTAAATTAGAAAATGCAGCACCCGCTCCAAAAGAAAGTATGCCAGTGCTAATAAAGTCCTGTCTAGTAAATGTTTCGTCTAATATATTAGCGCCTGCTTTTTTGTTTATAAAAGCGTTTAAGCCTAAAGTCTCAAGCCCTGTTTGCAATTCTTCTTGAACAAACTCTTGACCGCCAGCTCCTGCTGTTTTAATAGCACCCTGTTTAGTGGGTTTTAATTTTTTAAAATTATCTATAATTATTTTAGTAAATTCAGATTTACCTCCTTTTTTATAACCACGAACAGCTTGGTTTACAGCGTTATTAACGTTAGCAGCTTTGTTAAAAGCTTTCATGTATTGAGATGTAGGAGCAAACAAACTAGTTGTACCGTAAAGAATCCCACCTAATCTACCAGCTGTTTCAGACAATTCTGAAGCTTCGTCAACATTTACTCCAGCATTTATTAGCTGGCTATACGTGTCTTTTTTTGTGGAAACATAACCGCTCGCTGTGTAGTAAGTTAAAGCGTCAAATGAAGTTTTTGGCATTTTTAAAGCCGTTGCTAATTTACCTACTTTGCTTACTTTTGTAAATTTACCTAAACCATAAACAGAAGCTATATCAAACATCATAGTGCCACCCGTTGCAGCAAACTGCTCAGTAGTTCCTGCGCTGCTAAAAGAAGTTCCTCTTTTTTTACTAGTATTTAAAGCTTTGCTTATATCAGCATACTCTTCTTCTGTTACGCTACCTAGTGTTGTTTGATTAGTGGTGTCGTATATATTTCCATCTTCATCTTTTATGTATGTAATACCATCAACCTCAGCTTCAACCCCTTCTACGTAACCATATCTTACGTCTGTAGCCGATCTTAATAAATCTCTTTCTGAATTTAAATTTCTAGCTACACCTATATCATAACCTAATAAAGACCTCAACTCTAAGGCTTGATCTTCAGCTTGACCTATAAGTCCTTGAAAACCTTTTCTAGTACTATCAAAAAGCAAGCCTTCAGCAGTTCCTTGCGCTTTTATAGCAGCTCTTTTTTCGTCTCCAGCTGCAATTGCTTGTTTTTCAGCTGTAACTAGTTCTGGAAAAAGATTATCTCTGTAACCTTTGAATTTTTTTAAATCAAAAGGAGCAAAAGTAGATTGACCATATTCTTTTTTAAAATACTTTTTAGCTTTCAATATAGCTTCGTCTAAACTTTTAACGTCTTTAAATTTAGTTTTATTTTTGCTTATATAGCTTAAGTAAAGCTTATTATTGTATCTGTCAGTTTGATCAGCTACATATAAATTTAAGTAATTGTCTAAATCTCTTTGTCTGTTAATTTCTAGTCTAGAGTAGTCTTCAGGACTTAGATCATACGTACCTAGACTACCGTAAGAATCTTTAAAGTAATTATTTGTATAATCTCTTGTATAGCCTTTTTCGTTCATAAAGCCTAAGAAGTCATCAACATTAAACCCTGTATTTAATTTTTTTAAATCAGATAGCAAATAGTCTTCTTCAACACGTCTAACGCCTTGTCCTGGCTCATTTATTTCTAATTCACCTTCATACTCTAAACCTTTAAACTCTTCGTAGTTGTTTTCGACGTTATAAGCCTCTTTTATAACAATGTTTTTGATTTTTCTATTAATATCTAAATCAGAAACACCTATAGCTATTATAAACTCTTCGTTTTGTTTATTTTTTTTAGACTCTTCTATGGTTTTAAAAGGCTTTGAAGGGTCTTCTTCTAAAGACCTAGGAGATAAAGCCTTGTCTTCTTCTGTTATATCTAAAGAATTACCTATAGTAAAGTCTTTTTCTTTTCTTCTGGCTTCTTCTATTAAAACTTTTTGCTCTTCATTTAAATGATTAAAAACGTCTGCAACGTAAAATTTTTGAGTTTCGTTTTTTAAAGGAATAAACTTTTCGTCATTTTTCTTTTTAGTGAAATAATTTATACTTCCAGTTTTATTATCAAAGTCAAACTTGTAATCCCATCCATCTCCCGGAGAGTAAATTTCTTTAGGTTTTGAGACTTCAGAATATTTTTCTGGCAACTTGTAAGTAGGAGATAATCCCACTTGTTGAAAAAAAGTTTTATCTGGATCAGCTAGCAAAGAAGGTGATGACTCGTTTCTAGTTGCGTTAGAAAGTGTTGTTTTTCTTATATCAGAAAAATCGAACTTCAGCTTTGAATCTTCCAATTTTGATTCTATAGACTTTTCCGTGGACACTCGCTCTTCTGTCGGTGCTACAGCCGCATCTGTTTCCGCAGCACCGTTTGTCTTTACTTCTTCAACAGGAGTTTCAACTACTTCTTGCTGACCCCATTTGTTTTCTATTTTCCATTGTCTAATAAGCTCGGCTTTATTAGGATTTGAATCTGGAATAGATGCTGTGTATTCTTGTAATTCGTTCATTTAATTTAATTTAAGTCGTTATCATCTAAAAATTTCTGAGCCTTTGCTTTTTTAGCTTCCGCTAAATCAAACACTGCTGCGTCTTCCTTAACCGTTGGTAATTGGTTAGTTGTAAATTGTTTTAGATAATTATTCATAAAGTATTCTTTGTATTTTATTTCAAATAAAACTTTTTTGTCTTGTTGTAATGGTAAGTCTAGTTCGTAGATCCAACTAGTATCACCAGCGTTAGCGTTCTGAGCCATCTGAGCGTCCTCTTCAACACTTGTGTCTTTAGATATATAAACGTTCCAAGCTGCGATTACGTCTTGCTCAGAGCTCATTAAACCAGCAACCTCAGCGTTTATGAACGGAGCTACTTTCTTTTCTATTTTTTCTAGGTCGTACTTAAGTACATTTCTACCTTTGCCATTACCTAAGTCAATAATTTCATAATCAAACGAGCCGTCTGTATTCATCATTACATATTCTTCGGTAATTTTAGCGGCAGCGGTTAATTCTCCGTTCTCACCTATCATATCCTGAGCAAATAAACCAACTTCTGTTAACAATCTTAACATGTCTTTATTTATGTCTGGAGTTGACACAACTAATGCAGTATCTGATTCAAGCAAAGCATTTAAAGCAGCGCTATTAATAATTAATGGTGTTTCAAAAACAGGTCCTAAAAAAACTATCTGCTGAGAGCCATCAGGTAACAAATCTAAATAAGCTTGATATCCATCAGTTTTAGAAAACCCAGGTCTACCATTCATTAAACTATTAGCAGCTGTATATTTGTAATTATTGTTAGGATCAAAACTAGATTCTTCTGTAACACTAAGCTCTGCTATTAGTGATGCTAAAAAATCTAAAGAAGCTTGTGGAGATTCTTCTAAGTTTTTTATTCCTGTCAACTCTAAAGCACAATCTTCTGATATACAATTATTTGTTTCTATAGCTATTTTTAATTTAGCATACGTTCTACCAGCGTTTCTATACGCGTTGTCAAGCAACTGAAAATTGTAATCGCTAGAGCCAGAAACAAATCTTTCATTATATGCAATAGCGTTACTTTCATTAAATTGCTTTAAATAAAGATTTTGAAATAAGTTTTTGTTTTCCATTTTTAATTTTTATTATTTGCCATTTGCAAGAAGTGCTCCGCCTATCCCAGCTAATGACCCAAACATTCCAGTCATTGCACCTGTTTTGTCTGATCCAGCCTGCGCTTCTGCTTGCCTAGACGCTCCAAGCATAGCTGCAGTTCTATCTAGTTGTTGCATTTCCCTGTTTTCTCTTTGACCAAAAACAAACTGTTTACCAGCTACGTCTGCCTGTTGAAGTCTTTGTTGTTCAGACATCTGCCTTTGCTCCATTGTTTGCTGCCCTTGAGCTCGCTTGTCTTCATTTTGCTTCTCTTGCATTTCAATACTAGCAGCAACACCTTTTTTAGATCTTAAAGCCGCATTGGCTAAAGCAGTTGCTCCGCCGGCGCTTGCGCCTGTTGCTCTCATAGTGTCTAAGGTGTTAGCTAGAGATATATCAGCCTCTTCAATCTTCATCTCAGCGGCGCCTGTAGCTACTGAAAGTTGAGCAAAAGGATTACTTATAAAAGTGCTTAAATCTTGAATACCTGCAAAAGGATCTATAATATCTTGCCTATCCTCTTCTAACTTGTTTAGCTTTTTTTGCAGTCTTTTTCTTTCCCTCGCTGCTGCTCTTTCTCTTGACCTAGCGGCGCTAGCCCCTATCAAACCTCCAGCTACAGATGCTACGCCTCCTATTATTGCTCCTATCATGTTTTTTTATTTTTAATATCCATTGTTTGCTGTGTAATCTGTGCTCACGCTGAAAAGTTGTTTTTCTCCGCCAGGATTTGTTAAACTATCTGTTGAAATTTTAACCGCAGCGTAATACCCTTTTATTCCAGCTATTTGATTGCCAAAGTTAACCTCGCCTTCAGACACTCTAGAGTCGTTTACTATTGCCGCTACATATTTGTTTTCTTTTCTATTAAAACCTTGGTAGTAGTTGTTTATAAAACCTGGATTAGAGGTTCCAAAAACAGTATTGTAATCCGCTCTATTTACGGTTAAGCTAAATCTAAGTAATGTAGCCGCTGCTGTGTTTAAATTTTGACTAACAGTTAACACTCTTGTTGAGGCTACGTAACTAACTATTGTTGTTCCAAGCGGCACACCTTTACCATAAATAGCAGCTCCAACTGGTACTATTACTTGCCCTTGAGTAAGGCCAAATACTCCAGTTAAATTATTTATTGAAATGCTAGTTGTGCCAATTGCCGCTGTTGTAGATACCGCTGTACCTTCTACTACTGTGAATTGACCTTCGTAATAACTTTTTATATCAAAGCTTTGATCAAAAACGTCTATCCAAGACTGGGAAGTAGTAGAAAAATTAGTACCAGTATTATCTGAGGAAATTCCAGCCGTATCTATTTGCCACCCGTTGCTTCCTTCGTATCCTATAGTAAAAAAAGATTTAGATTTAACTGGATTGTCATTAACAACAAAACTAACAGAACTAGGATATCCTACTCCATAAAAATCACCTCTACCAACACTTTTTGAATAGTGCTTATACAAACCAGTAGAAGACCCAAAAAATAACTTTGAATTATCGTTTAATGTTATAGGTGAAACACTAGTGAGGATGTTTGTGGTTGAATCAAAAGAAGCAACAACGCCAATCAAGGTGTATGGGTACACACATGGAACAGCTAAACATGCGCGAATAGATGAACCTGCAATTATGTCACCTACAACAGTACCTGGGGCTAATTGAAATACGGTTTGTGGTCCGCAGCCGCCAGCACAACCACTAACTTGTCCAAAAGCAGTTCCACCTGATGTTTTTACTGAATAAAATTCATTTCTTAAACTAAACATTTGATCTGGTTCGTAGTCATAGAAACTAACCCATCCGTTATACTTGCTATCGTAAGCTAGTGTATAGTAATTATTATTGCTAGAGTTTAAAGTAGGATTTCCTTGCAAAGAAGTTACATACTGTTTATTATGAATGTCAAAACCACCTATAACATAACCTTCGCTTATTGAATTATCTATAAGCTCTAAGCTTGTTCTAAAGAAGTTTTTCATTCCATAAGAAGATATTTCATTTATACCGCTTCTACTCAACTCAAGTATTGCATTGTTGTTTTTATCAGAAAAGTATTGATTGTAACCGTATTGAGCGAAACTCTCAGGATTCTTGCTTATACCATATTCACCAGCGAAGGGTTGTAGTACGCCAATCACTAAATTACTAGAAGTAACAGATCCACCGCCTTCTGCTGAATATATAGCATCTTTATCAATTAAAGCTCTACTTACTTTTAATTCTTGAAATACATTTAAATTAGAATCAGAAGCATATAGTTTTTGTATAGACCCATTGGCTGGATCTGCTGATTTAGTTATGTCTTCTCCAATAGAAAAAACATTAGTTTTATTTATACCAGTTCTAGAATTAAAAGGGCCAGAATATATTAATGAATTTCCTAAAAACGAAGCATCAGTGTCTTCTTCAACTATATATGCTTTAGCTCCAAAGTCCACAGATGTATTATTATAACCTCCTCTAATCCTAGACTCTTCAATAACCCAATTGTTTGCGTCATTAGTGTTTGGAATCACTTCATAACCACCTAAATCCTCAGGTATACCTCTAGAACCATTCCATATTGGCATCTCTGAATCATTGTTAGTTTTATTCAGGATATATGAGTTAAAATATTTTACTTCTATTACAGCTCCCATGTTGTTATTATTACTTATTTTTCTATTAAGTTACTACAGCCCAAGTGTATTGATCTAACCCCCACAGTTCTGGGTCTTCTGATATACCCAACGCTTTCCCTTGGCCACTTGGTATGGTGTAATCAGGAACTGTTATATTCATGCCAATACCATTGCAATCTATTGAAAGGCTTGGAGGCGAATTGTATGCTTGGCATTCAGCGGGTAGCGCATCCGCGATATAAGTGAAAACCGTTGATGCACCGGTAAAAGGCCATACTTGACTATACTTACAACTGTCACCTGAAATCCCACCTTCCAGCCATTCTTCAAGGACAGCATTTTCGGTTCCTGCAAATTTTAACTGATATATATCTGTGTTTCTTTCAACAAAACGTATCTGTATTACATTGTTTGCGTCGGCAAGTACATCCACTAACGTGCTGGTATTGCCTCCCGCTACGTTAAGGTGTGGTCCCCAGGAATTGTAAACCCCAATATAACTATATCCAATAGATCCTCCTTGACTTGGAGTTTTGAAAAAATCACGGGTAGCCCTACTAAAGGCACCATTAAATATATACCAGCCTCTAGACTCTGGCGCGCCATCTAGCACTTCAAAATATGTAATGTATTGATAACATACACTAGGGTTTAAACCGCTGTTTGATTGTGTGTAAGTTATATAACCTGGTGCCCCAAATGGAGGATAGTCTTCTGGAGGAGGTAAAAGACCTGCTCTAGTATATCTAATTCTTTGATAAACCTTGCCTATTGTAACACCAAAGTTTAATATTATATCTACTGTGTCTGCAAAGCTCCCACCACCCGCGTCTTGAACCTGTATTGTTAAATAGTAAGTTTCTATTGGCACGGTGTTAATAGCTAGATTTACTAAATTCCAAGTGGCTGTAATATTGTTAGTAGTTAGATATTGTATTCCAAAGTAATCAACAACTGGCCCATCCACAGAGCCTGATCTTTGAGATATTATAGTACAATCACCAGGATTGAAAATTCCAGAAAGCGCAGGAAGCGGTGCTGAGTTATTAGCGCTGCCATTTTGGGCCATTATAGGGGTTATAATTTCCGTAGCTTGAGTTATTGGAAATGTTTGACCTTGAGCTGGCATTGAAATAGTGGGAGATACATTTTGTAAACTTATTTCTTCTGTAAAAAATGTTTCTAATCCATTTATAACTGCTCTAAATGTAAAAATAAAAACCCTAGATGCTGGAGAGTAATTAAAAAATATAGCGTCAAAATAAGCAGTAGTTGTTTCTATGTTGAATAAATTACTTGTTCCAACTTGCGTTAAAGTAAAATATTGATCTACGTTAACAGCGGGAGTGAGTCCGTTGGTTACACCAACAATCTCTAAAGTTTCGTTAATTTCAGATGAAGGTACTATTTGCCCAAAATTATCTAACATGCTAAACGGTGCTGAAAATATTTCACCGCCCTCTTCTAATCCTTCCGTAAAAGGAGAAGGGTTTAAATCACTAAAGCTAGCTGCTCCAGAAGAACCGTTTATTATAGAGTTATTTAAATCTGAAATCAGACCTGTTGTTGATGTTTCCCAAAATATATCAAGTAAACTCTCTACGGGTTCTGTTTCATAAACAGCTAAGTATTGAAGTCCAGGGGTTGCATCGTTAACTATTGTTACTGTTTGATCAAAACTAACGCTTACAGGTTTATTTACTTTTATTCTTGCAGGGGTTGATATTGCTATTGTAATACCGTTTGCTATACTAACAACATTACTAACTGTAATTTTTGGGTTAGCCAATGGAGTTGATGTACCTTCTTCTATAGAAACTATGACAGTCCCTTCTGGTATATCGTCTGTACCTATACTGTCAACTAAATCACCAACCGCCACGATAGAGGTGTTAGCAATACCTCCTAAAGTGTTTAGTTCAATTACATCACTTATTGATGCGCCGGCAGTTACAAATGTTCCTGGAGATATTTCCTGCGCTGGTGTGAAACCTGGTGTTTCAATTATTAAATCTTCTGGAAACCCAGAGCCTAAAACTTTGTCGCCTGGGTTTATTGTGCCCGGGTCTCCAGCTATACTAGCTAATCTTATTATATCAGTTGTAGTGGTTCTAGCGGACTGAGCATTAACAGTGTCATAGTTAGTTTTTGAATCTTGACCTATTTTTTTATGTGTAGTAATTCTAGCTATTAAAGGATTTGATTCTAAGGAATAAAACTGAGGAAAATAATCTGGTCTTGGAGCCTCATCGCTTAAAGGATTATAGTCAAACAAATCTCTAACGGTTGATATAGTAGAAACAATATCCGTAAATCTTTCAGGATAATATTGTTTATTGCTACTACCGAAATCAGTGCTAGGTATAACCGGGTTGACTGTGTTTTCTACTCTACCATAAAGTTGTACAGAGCTTCTAAACTGTCTTTGCTCTGGACCAACTTCTGACAAATCTCTAGGGACTTTGTTGATATTGTCGTTTATTAAAACAACATGAGAAGTTTTACCTCTTTCTAAAGTTTGATTAGATGGATATGAAGCCATTATGCCAGGTAGATAGACATTATAATACTCTTGTTCTGTTTGCTTGACAACTATTTTATAAGAATACCATCCTAAAGGATTATAGCTTGAGCTTGTACTATCTCCATTATACAAACCAGGTGTTCCAGTTTGTGTGTTTTTTGTTGAAAATAACGCTTGATTGAAAAGAAGTTTAATTGAGTTACCTGGCCACTGAGAAGGTACAACCGCTGGGCTTATGTACGGCGAGTATATAGTAGATCCAGAGTAGCTAATTCCATTAATTATTATAGTGTCTTTATTGTTAGATAGAATAACAGTAGAAGTTCTACCGTATCTGTCTGACAAAACAACCCCTACTTGGTAGTTTCTATTAGACTTTACGCTATGATTAGGGTATTCTATAATACTGGTTGTTTGAGAAGTATCCGATCCAGGTTCAAATAAAACTATATTAGATGCGACTAGATTAGTAACTGCATTAGTTAGCACAACTAAGTAATTACCAGAACCAACTGGGTTTTCTGTTACAGAAACTACCTCTGTCTCTTCTGGAATACTACCGGTACCTACAACTATAGATATAAAATCTCCAACATTTGGAACAACTCCTGTTTTTTTGGGTGTTATTTCTATAGTAGTGCCATTGTATGGTCCTCCAATGATTGTTCCTTCTTCTTTTTTTAAATCAAAATCTGCTTTCTTAGAAACAGAAACGTTAAAGTTTAAAAACTCAGGTGGAGTGTGTTTATTTTGAAAATTACCATATATTACTCTATTACCCGATACTTCTTGAGCTAATGCTTTTACAGGAACTTTATCATAAACTCTTACAAGATCCGCTTCAGGTAAAGTTTTAAAAGGTTTTTTAGATTGATAATTAAAAACAAAGTAATCAGGGTTATTTATATTTAAAACTACATTATCAATTAGTGTTTGAGCTACGTCTAAAGTTATTTCTCCTCCGGCTGATGGGTTGTTTAAATTGTCTGGAACAAAATTTGTGATTTTAGGCTTACCTACTATACCAAAACCAGTCACTAAACCGCCTATTGGAACACCTCCTAATACACTATCTATGTTAAAAGTAAAAGAACCAGTAACAGGTCCTATTACGCTGAAAGTACCTGCGGCTTGTTCGATATCACTCACCGGTACCGTATCTATAACCTTAACGGCAATAGCGTCTGACTCTTTATATAATATATCTACTTCTTTAAGCTTTAAACTATTTTTTATATTATAGTTTTTAAAAGGTAAAGGTATTCTTAATTTTATGTCATTTACTTTATTTTGCATAAAAGAAACAGTGGTACTTCTATAAGTGTCACTTTGATCTTCTACATCTGCTAAATTTGGTTTTTTTACATATAAAAAATAACCGTCTTGTTCTGGTATAAAAGCGGCTTGTGTGAAAGGAGCAAATATAGAGTATTCGTTGTCTTCGTACTTAAACCTGTAGCTAAATCTAGAAAATTTATCTTCTAAAAAATCTGGATCACCAGCAAATCCAGCGTCATAATAAGGATTTGGATTTAATACAATATCACTCAACACTGTTAACTCAGGAAAAACACCACCCGCAATTACAAATGTCCAAACATCGCTAGGCTCATCGTATGTTGCTGAAAGTAGCGTTGCTCCTGGTATAATTGTTATTTGTCCAGTATCAAAAGATGTATAACCTATAGTTGCAGCAGTTGAGTACTCACCACCTGCTAAAACAATATCTCCAGTAAAAGAATTTACATCCACACTGGTAGCACCTGCCACTATAGCGCTGTCTAAGTTTCCAAAACCACCATTTGGATAGTTCTTTGAAACAACATCTTTAAGAGTACACTCATTAACCCCATCTTGAGAAGATAAATAGCTTTCTTCGTAAAGCTCTATACAGTCATAAGGATTGTATTTAGATACAGATATTTGATCTTCTGTGGTATAGTAGTTTATATTTGCTTCAGCCTGCTCTAGATTTACAACTCTTGGTTGATTTCTATCGTCTGTCCAAAACAATAAGTTTTCTAAAACATTAGAACCGTGTATGGGGTTTTGTCTTGAAAAGTTTAAGAATGCTCCACGAACTAAAACATTAGATGTTTGAGTTTGAGAGTCATATCGTGTTATAAAATTAGCAGCACCTGGAGAGTAACTGTTATTTGGAGTGTCAAACCAATTTGTCCAAAATAAATAAACACTACTTGTTTCGTTGTTAACACAATAACCTATACAATGCAAATCAGAAACGCCTGTTAAGTTTTCAATATCTAAGACGTTAACATTGCCTAATATATTTTCAACAGAACCTGCGCTTTGTGACTCAGAAGCACTTACTTGAATGTTTTTAGCCGTTCTATATTCTCCTTTTGGAATAATACGAGCATCCAAATCTTGATTCATTTTGGATTTTAAAAACGTGTTTGTAGATTTCCCCATTTAATTCTAGTGTTTAATCCATTTAGATTTACCTCTCATTACCTGAACAATTTCATCAAGCTTAATGTTAGATAACCTTATTTTTGCGTTTCTTAATTTAGCTCTTCTGTCTTTTTGAAGTCTTTGAACTAAATACTCTTGTTGACCTGATCTTGTAGATACTATAGAATGTAATATAGACGCGTATAGAGCGTCTTCAGCTAGCTTAGGAACTTTAGTGTCTACATCATGCGCTAAACCATCAGAGATGTACTCTAGTACTATTAATCTATTTGCTAAATTACTAGAGAAAGACATTTTGCCCTCTCTTTCGTTTAACGTGAACCAACCATTCGATTGAGCAAGCTGCGGATCAAGACCATATTGTCTTCCCCAGTTCCAGCTACCCTCAAATCCGTAAGCATTTTGAAAATCGATAGCCTCGTTTATATTATTAGCAAACTGACCGTTTAATAAGTTATCATTTGCTCCAGCCCATCGCTCTTCAGTTATCGATGTACCTTCTAAGTTTTCTCCAAAGTTATCCTGAGTAGGAACTCCTTGAGCGTCTTGAATAGGATTTTCGTATGGATTTATAGTTAAATTGTTCGCAGGGTATATAATTCTTTTTACACCAAGTTGGTCTATAAAAGAAACCCTTACGTAGTTAACATAGCCTTGAGGTAATACCACGCTTAAGCTAGGTGGTATTGTGAGCTCTTGAGAGTGTACACTTTTTAGAGTGTCATAGCTAAATTCTTGCAAACTTCTTTTAGCAAAGAATAGTACGTCTGATTTTTTAGTATTTTGTAATATCTTACCATCTCCTACGTACCCAACCATGAAGTTGTCTATAGCGTCTGAGAGTTTAATATACTCATAGCTTCCGTAGTTATCTTCAACAGTTGTACCAAAAGCATCACCGTTTCCATAGTTACCACCATCTAAAGATTTAAGTTGAACTACAAAATAAGTTCCAATAGTTGGTATAACAGGGACTAATACTGTGCCTAAGACTATAGTGTTATTTAAAACTAAGTAAGAGGTGTTATACTCTATAAAACTTCCAGGTAAACCCGTAGCTGAAGTAAATAACTTAAAGTTATTTAAAGCATAATCTACATCTGTTGGGTTAAAAGACCCAAGTATTAAATTAGTGTCGAAGGTTGTAATAAAAGAACCTGAGGCGCCGTCAGCTATAAACTGCTGGGCTCCTTGATAATATTGTTGGTTTGTTTCAGTTATTAAACCCATTGTTATGATTTTTCGTTGATTGAAGTTTGTTGAGCTTCTTGCTCAGCTACTTGTATAATTGTAGGATCGTTTATAACAACACCAAGATATTTTAATATACCAATAACTAAGTTTGTTTGCTCAGATACATCTAACATGAAGTTAATGGAAGATTGAAAGCTATTTATATACTGTCCACCCGCGCCTCCTGTAAAACCCCAAATTGGGTCAGTAGGTACCATTATAGCGCTTGCTGTAACTAAGTCAGGAAGAGGAGATGGTATTACTACGTAGCTATTTTTACCTTGATTAGAAACTGTATAACCTCCGTAGTTGTAATATATAGGAAATTGCTTTGTTGGTTTAGTTAATTTAGAGTTTTTTATTCTAGTGTATTCTTTTTTACTAGTTCGTTGAGCTACAGATGTGTAAGTAGGGTTTCCATTATATGTACATGAAACTTCTCCTAAAATATACACCTGAGGGTTTATGCTAAGACTAACGGGATTTATACTAGAGTAAACAAACCCAATATTGTCAACGTAAGTAAGCGGAAGAGGAGGTTGTATAAGAGGGTTTGGTGTTATAAAGTCAAATGTAATTTCTTTTATAAAAGGAGTTACCTTGTATGATAAGTTGTCAAAAACATTAAAATACTCAGTATCGTTTTGTGTGTTATTTTGATTTTGACGATTTACTTGATTTCCATCGGGAAAATAAGAATTAAATATTTCAAGTTGAACTTGGGCAGCTATACTATTAAATTCATCTGGAGGCACATAACCTCTCTGTTCTTTGTTTAATATATACAAGACTGTTTGATATACTGTGTTTACACTTACCGCCATTTTTTATTTTTATTATAATAAAAGGCCCGAGTTAACGAGCCCTGTATTAGTATTACATGTTATTATAGTTTTTTATCTATAGACTTATAGATTTCTACTCCTTCATCTGTTTTTAAGAAAGCCGCAAACGCTGAGTAAGGGTTTTCATCAAAAGGAACGTTCATTAATTTTCGACCAGTTGACACCCAAGTGAATGTTCGTTGATCTTGTGATAGACTTATAATGCCAACCTCTTGTGCTCTAATAGCAAAGTTTCTAAGCTGTACATTTTCGTCATTTGCCAAGTTAATAAACAATGCAGGATTGCTTCTAGCAAATAACATTAAGTCTCTTTTAAGTTCTTTAGAACTCATTTCATTTACTTTAGAACCTAGTTCAACTCTTAATATTGCCTCCGCTTGATCTACATCTATACTTCTAGCTGCATTCATTGCGTCTATTTGAAGATCTAATACTTCTAACTGATCAACAGCCTCTTCGCTAGCGCTAAACTCTTCATATAATTTTCCTTTCAAAGGATGGTATATAGATAATAGTTTTTGTAAGTTTTGTTGTTCTTTCTTTACAGTTAAAGTTCCGTTGTGAAATCTTATATGCCCCATTGTAACCTCCCCTTTTTGTTCGTCTACTAAAGGTGAATCTTGATTTGTTGCGTATCTTATTTCTTTTTGTTTTCCAGTTTTTAAATCAAAATATAATAAAGCATGTTTTCTAGTATGCCTACCAGGTATTGTTAAGGTTAAAGGGCTTTTGTTGCCTTTTAAATAATAAACTCTATCCTTGATTTCCCATTCAGGTTTTGAAGGTTTTACTGGAGCAGCCATTATTGTTTGTACTGCTTCTTGAGGTGCAACCTCAACTTGCTTTGCTTTAGCTTGTTTAGCCATAATATAATAAAATTAAATAGTTTAAAAATGTGACAATAGCCTTAGTATATAAGTAGTAAGGGGCTAATGTCATATAAAAACCCCCGCCCGAAGGCAGGGATTGTTATTAATATTGAATCATTAGATTCCTTTGAAAAGTACAAAGTTGTTAGCAGCTTGAGTTACTAAACATCTTTCAGATAGGAAGTTTACTTCCATAGCGTCAAGAGTTGAAGTAAATGCTCCACCTGCAGAACCAGTTAACCAAGACTTCATACGTCTGTCATCGCTTTGTGAAGCTCTGTAACGTACATGTAGGAATGGTCGACGGATATTAGTTCCTAAGATCTGATCGTAAACCGTAGAAGTTCCAGCTGGTACTAATACACCTTCAATTGAGCTGATACCATCAACACCACCACGAGTAGAAGCGTCATTTAAGTATTTCCAGTCAGTCTTATAGAAATCGTAAGATCCTCTACGGAATCCGCTAAATCCTAAGTTCAAAGCCATTTCTTCTGAGTTTTCAAATAAACCAAAAGCAGTTCCACCGGCGAATCCACCAGAAATAGAAGCTAACATATCGTCAAAATCAAGAGATGTTTGTCTCTGTAAGAATAACATGTTTTCTTCAATTGCTCCTTGAGTATCTAAATTCTTAAGGATAGCATCAAATTCGTCAAGTCCAGCAGCAGCAGTAAATCCTACTTCTACATTTCCACGAGTTTGAATAGCAGCAAACAAACCTTCAGTTCCTGGTAATCCAGCAGCAGCGCTAGTTCCAGCTGCGATTTGATTAAGCTCACCTTCAATCATTGACATTTCTAGGTAATCTTCAAAACGCAAACGAGTTTCAGATTCAGCTTTTAAATACCACAAGAATCCAGATGTTCCGTCTTCAGTTGCAACTTCAACCCACCCAATTTGAGCCATATCAGAGCCAGATACAGTATATTGATCTCTAATAATGATTGGTGTGTTAGAATATTGAGTTAATTGAGGTTCAACACTTGTTCTAGCGGCAGAATTTCCAGCGCCAGCTCCAATTGTAGTTCCTTTTGTATAAGCAGAACCATACACAAATACTTTAAGTGAAGGAATTGCTCCTACAGCTCCTGCAGCAGCGAATCCGCTAGCAACAAGTCCAACCCCACTAAAAGGAGTTACTGTAAAGTTTCCACCAACACCTAATGCGCCGACTGCTGTTACTAAAGCTTTTACTTCTTGTCCGTTTACAGGATTTAAAAGTACAACAGTATCATTTATAGATACTACGTTTTGAACGTCACCAGCCAAAGTAATAACGTTAGCAGCAGCTGCATCAGCCCCAATACCGTATCCTAAATAACTAATGTGTAATCTATTTTGTTCAGACCAAATTACTTGATCGGATGTCATTGGCATTTCAGCGCCAACCATTCTTAAGAATCCAGATAACGTACGGTTTCCGTAACGCTCTACTTCTTGTTCGTAAATTTCTGGTAAGTACTGCTGAGCAAACGTGTTAGTGTTTCCAGCTGCATTACTGTTAAATTGTAGGTAGTTAGTACTTAGCAATTGTTGTTGCTGAGAAGGGATTAAACTACCAAATTGAGGAGTTAAACTCATAATTGTTTGTTTTTTTAGTTAAATTTTTTTGTTTTAATTCTTAGTTTTGAAGAGTCATAACCGCTTATTGCTTTAACCTTGAGTCCGTTGACAAACACATCACCTTGAGTAGACCTAGCTTTGGTACTACTTAAATTCTTTGAACTGTTTACAACTTCTTTTACGGCATCCGCTTTTCCTTGCTCATAGAAATGAGCTGCGATCTTATCTACGTTGTCAGCAGCATACATAGCTTTGTGATAACCTTTCGTGTCTTTAACATTACCATCTGAGTCTAGGAACTTCCCGACAAGGTTGTTAATATTCGATTGGCTCTCTGCAACTTTATCACGATTCTGAATATTGTACTTATAGCTTTTTTCACCGACTTTAATATCGAAACCTTCGAAGTTGTCGTTGAAAAGCTCTTTAGTACTTTCCTTGAATTGCGCATGTTGTTGCTGAGCTGTTTCCTGCTGCTTATTATATCGGTTGAAAAAGTCCATAGCTTTTTGTTGGTCTTGAGTAACACCCGGTCTCAACTTGATCTCGTCGTAATACTTACTCTTCGTCTCTTCCAAATAGCTTTTGGCTTTTGCAACTTCTTCCTTAAACGCAATTTTCTTTTTGCGCATATCTCTTTCTTCATCAAGGTCTTCATCTACGATAAAATCCTCTAGAAGCATATCAATGTCTTCACCTTCTAAATAAGGCTTTTCTTTTTTATAATACTCTTTAAGTAACGTAATTTCGTCAACTTGAGAGTAGTCGGCGTTAAGCCTAGTATAATCCTCTATTGTCCCACCTGTATCTTCCATAAAAGAAACTAGCTTTTCGATGTTCTCAGGTAAAGCTTTACCAAGAATTCTTTCATCTTGTATTGCTTTTTCTACTTGAGCTTCAACTTTTTCAGTCTCTGTTACTTCTTTGATTGCAGAAAACCCTTCAGCATCCGTGTTGGACTCTTGTACAGATTCTCCCACCTTTGTGCTATCTCCGGATGGTTCTTCCACAGATACTTCCTTTGTTTCTCCGATTTGAATGGCATCTTCTTCTTGTTTAGGTATTACTACTTTTGTAACATCTGGCGGTAATTCAACCAAAGGCTCTTTAATATTAACTTTAATAGGCTCATCGCTTACCGGTGTTAATTTTTTTGGAGTTTTCTTTTTGATTTTAAACTCACCTTCCTGCTTAACAGGTTCATTTGTTTTTTCTTCTGACATAATAAAATATAATTAAATAATTGTTTACTTTCTACATGAAAGCTTGCATACCCTGATCGGGTTGGTTTTCAAAGTCTATAGGTAAACTGTCGTTTTGCCTTTGACTTATAAGCTCACTTTGCTGTGAAGCTTCCATTTTACTACGAGTATCTTTACGATCTTCAATAGCGGTTTCTTTTTGTTGCATGTTCTGAACCTCAAGTTGCTTTAGCTGCATATCAAACTGAAACTTAGTTTGCATTTCTTGAGCTTTTAATTGAGCTGCAATTTCCATTCGTTGAATCTCCATTTGATTCTTAGATTGTTCAAACTGAACATTTGCACCCATTATAGCCTCTTGCTTTTGTACCTCAGCCATAGCTGTCTTCTCTGCAGTGTCTGCCTGGGATTGTCCTTGAGCTGCAATATTAGCTTGTTGATTAGCTTGATCTTGCTTAGCTTTAGCTTTACGTTTTATCTTAAGCATTTGATTTGCTAGCTTAAGATTTTTAATTTGTCTTAAGTCAATAGCGTCTTCAAGATCAATACCGCCTTGTTGTAATGCAACTTGTATGTTTGCTTCTAATTGAGCTTGCTCTTCATCATCTGGTTCTAGTTCTAAGAATATACCAAAATCATGAAGATTTAAGTTTATAATCTCATCTAAAGTTTTTATGTTATATGTAGATATAGAATTTTGTAGAGCACTTCTAGTTAGTGGAAATTCTAATGCGTCAGCTATTTTAAGCGCAACGTTCTCGGCTAGTTTAAGGGTTATATAAAGACCAGACTGATTGATATGTCTAGTTGCTACATTAGATGCGTTAGCGGCCATCTTTTGAAGCCCTACTAATGAGTTCTTCTCCATAGCTGAACCGTCTCTAGCTTCGTTAAGCCCGGTTACATCGCGAATCATTTGTAAATAATATTGATACGTTTGAATCAACGAACCAATTTTAGCTTGACCACTTGAGCTGTTAAGTTCTTGAATAGGTACTTTGCCTGGATTCATATCGCCATCTTGAGTGAGTGATCTACCAACAATAGAACCTGTTTGAAAATACATATTCAATGCTTCAGCTGGGTTGTAATTAGTTCCATTACCAAGATCAACTTCTGCAAGCCCGTCCATATCTAAGTAAACACCATCTGGCACCATTCTAGATAATACCTGTTGCAGCTTTAAATGCGTTAGCTGAATCATATCAGCAAAACCAATACATTTACTTACTAGAGACTCAATGCGCCCTTTATACATTCTAGGTGCACATAAAGCGTAGTTCATTTCTACTTTAGTTGTATCAGCTGTAGGTCTAGACATATTCTCTGCTAGTTCCCACTTTATCATTTCATTTGAGCCTAACACCTTAGCTCCGTTATATAAAACCTCAATAGATCTTGACACTCTTTCAAAGTTATCATTTTCTGGCGGATTAAATGAATCTGGCTTTTCTAAAGCTTTCATCAATCCTTGTGGCGTTTCTTTTATTTTAAATACTTGATTGTGGTATGTCTTATAATCAAAGTATAAAACTTGAACTGTGTTTTCGTCGTAATTACCCCAACCAGTTACATACTGGCTGTTGCCTGGCATTTTCTGAATTCTCTCAAGCTCTTCTTCTGAGATGTTTGGAAATTCTTTTTTAAGCTCAGGTATTGTTATAGACTTTACCTCTCCTACATAATATACATCGTCAAAATTAGGATCTTCAGTGTAAGAGTAAACCACGTAGGCTGGATCTACATAATCAACTGTAATTCCTTCAGCTGTATTAAACCCAGTCTTAGCACATGCAATACCTAAAACAGTTAAATCCATATTTAACCTTTTTCTAGTAAGGTCATATTTATTCTGCGCAAGCACAGATGCAATAGCTTCTTCTTCTGCTATTTCAATTGACTGCTTATAGCTTAGTTGCATATGAAGCTCAAGCTCATCTTTAGACTCAGGTACAGTATCAATATTTGGTGTTTGATATAAATTAATACCAAGCGTTTGCTGTAAGCTATCCAAATACTCTTTAGAGACCATATCTTCATAAAGCATAGAAGCATAATCAGTTCTTTTCTTTATTGATGATGGATCTTGAGCGTAAGCTTTAATATCATAAGACTTTCCAGATATACCATTTACTACGATGTCTACAAATTTAGACAAAATAGGCACAGGCTTCCAGTCTAAGTTTAAATAAGATAAATCACCGTTTATAGATAATTCGTCTTTGTATTTTTGTATTGACTGCTCGCCTCGAGCATACAATCTTAATTGGTGAAATTGATTCCAACTAGTTAAGTATCTATTACCATTAGTACGCCCTTGTCCAAACCATTCGTATTCGATAGCTTGACCAACTTGCGTCCCGTATTCCCAGCTCGCTTTCTCTGCATCGCTCACTACTTGACTAGGAAAAGCGCTATTGGTGTTAGTATATATACCCATTTAACTTATTATTTTTGATGTTGAACCTTTATTGTCGTACTTTTTAAAACCTAAATCTACCGCTTGTGGTTTTTGTCTAGGAGCATTTGGTGCGTATCTATGTTTGTTACAAGCCATTAAAGCTAAACCTGAACTAATAGATGCATCATGCTTTGTTCTATTATTAATATCAAACTTAGCCCAATCCTCTAATGTTCTTTGGAAATACGTATCTCCATAACCTGTTTCTTTTAAACCTACAAAATCATTGATGTAAGTTTCTATAGCTGCGGCGTGTGCTTGTTTTATATCTTCACTTGAGTTAGGTATTCCGCCTAGCTCTCTCTCTGTTACAGACAGTTTGTTATATTTTCTATCAGGCCTGTTAATTGAATAACCCCTATAGCCTCTTCTTTTAAAATGATACAATAGTCTAGGCTTATTGTTCTCAGCTAATATAGGCATCCCGTAAAACACACAAGCCATTAGAACGTCTTCAAAGAATATCTCAGCAGTTTGAGGCCGAGCTATATATTCTAAAAAAAACATATTTGGAGGTACATCCTCCATTGAAAACTTTGTTAAACCGTGAAGAGATCCTTTAGATCCTCTGCCGTCCACGGTACCTGATATGTCGTATGGATCACAGCCAAATGCTCCGCAATGCTCATTGCCAGGATAATTAGTACCATTTTTTATATATCTTTTATTTTGAAGATGCGCAGGTGGAACCCAAGTTACTAGAAATCTACCATCTTTATTTGGTACAAATATTACTTTAGTATCTTGCTTAGCGTTCTCCCATTGAAAACTTCCTTTTGTTACTTTAATTGAGTTTTTAAGATCTTCGTTAAAATCTATTTGCTCGTATATCTTTGTCAAGTTAAATAGAGATTGTTTTGATTCATCTCTAAATGCGTGTTTAGTTGTACGTGGAAACTGTCTGTAAAATTCATTTAAACTGTCTTGATCAGACTTTAAACCCTCTACTTCATTGTCCCAATACTCTATTACACCTTGTGTTATTTTTGTTCCGTGTGGATCTTCAACCCCTTCTTTTGGTGTGTTGAATACAGGAAAGCCATAAGAATCAATGTATCCTTCGTAGTTCCATTCCATAGGTATGAACAAAGAATAGAGTCCTGAGCGTGTCTGTCCATTGGCGTTTCTTTGTGTAACATCTGAATCATTGTAAAGTTTTTTAAAGTTTGCACCACCTTTATCTAAAGCATTTGAGGTACTACCCATCATACACTTACCAATAACTCTAGAACCTAATCTTAAACAAGTTCTGGTTACTCGCCAGTTGTTTAATATATTTGTAGGTCTCTCCCACTTTCCACTTTCGTCGTGTACTAGTAGTTTTAGTTTCTCTCCATCGTAGGAGTTGTCGCCCGTGTTCTTCCAGTCGATCGTTGTGTCAAGACCGGTGATTTCCTGGAGCTTCTCGTTCGAGTCAAGTTTACGCCTGGTAAACTTCGAGGCGGGGACACGATAGGCAAGTTCGGTTTTTGGCCTATCCATACCGTCCTGGATCGGCTTGAAGAAGAACGGGTAGTTGACCGAAATCGGTACGACCTTATCTGTGAACATCTTCTTTGCATCTGGACCAGATTTGGACAGTATCCCAAACCGTGAATCCGTTGATATTGTCGCAAGGTTAACTGATTCAGCTGAGGACATAAACGAGAATCCGCTACGACGGTTCTTAAGATAACACATTCCATAAGACCGCTTGTCGGCCTTACAAGCTTCCCAGAATATATAGAATAATCTGTTTGACTCGCGAAAGTCTGGTTGCCCGACATCAATCTTACTCCACTGCAAGTACATGTAGTTAGTACCAGTAATATAAGTAGGCTTGCCTTTGTTAATAAACCAAAAACCTTCTTCGCGCCGCGTAAATTCTTTAT